GGGTAGACGGTAAAAATTATTGGGAATATACAGGGGTAATTTCTACTACTCCTACTGCACCAACAAATACATCAATATACCAAACATCTTCTATAGATTGTTTTCCAGATGTAATTGTAAATACTTCAGGAGATCCTATAAATTTCCCAACAGGAGAACCTGTCCATATACCAGGTATTTCTCCAGGAAAAACTACACCTACCCCTCCAGCTCCCCCTGCTAATGCTGGTGTACAACCTGTGCCTACATTTGGTCAGTTATATAATGTGTGTTTTGATGATGGTCTTTTAAACCAAAAAGGATGGACTAGACCTAGATTTGAAGGATGTAAATTAAGAGGCTTATATTACAATGAATATACAGGTGAAATGGATGAAGGAAAAGAAATAACTCCCATCCAAAATCCAAATTTAGATACGAGTATAGATGGTTTACAGTTTATGATAACCTCTTCTTTTACAATATCTTTTAATAATGCAGCAAATTCATTAAAAGAAAAACAAAGAGGTAATCCTTTTGAATTTGATAAAGACAGTGGTATAGTTTATACTTTACGAGGAATCACAGCAAATTCATTACGTTTCCAAAATGAATTTAGAGATGATATAGCAGCTAGAGAAAAATACCCACCAAAAAATATTGATGGTGATAATCAACTTTTTGGTTTTTCCCCACAACAAGGTGGAACCTTAGATATACCTCCTTTTGGTCCTAAAATATATGATTATCCTTTAGTACCTACATCTTTCTATAAATTAAATCCTTACACTCAAGAACCAGAAAAACAAGAAAGAAAAAAAGGAGAATTTACTTTAATTTCTACTCCTATAAAATTAAACCCAACAGATCCTAAAGGATTAAATGGAGGACCTTTCTTTTTAGGAACAAATTCAGGACAAGATGAAACTGTAGCTGGAAATAATAGATTAGCTACAGAATATCAAATTAGAACAGAGGAAAGAGAATATGTTCATCAAGGTCCTTGGTCTTACATAGATGAAACTACAGGAACTACAGTAAGTAATACAGCCGTATTGAGCGATTTTACTACTTGGGGTTATAATCAAACTTTTATTTCTAGATCAGCTATTTTACCTGAAAAAGAAACAGAAGGAGATTTAACATATGGTAAAAGTCCAGTAATTGAAAATTACTCAAATGCAATATTCTTTGGAAACACAGTGTATGGTTATCAACAAAGTGATGTATTTCCTGGACCCGGTCCTGATTTTTCATATCTTAAATTAGAAAAAGCTTATGTATTTGATTCTGAAGATGATGAATTTTTTGTACAAGAAATAAAATCAGAAGGAGAAGACAGAACATTCCAAAGTTTAATGCAGTCTACTTTCCCATGGTCTACAGATTTTAGAATGAAATTATTAGATTATGATCATTCAAATAATTTAAAATCAAGTTATGGTGTACATTGGAATAGAGGATATTTTTCAGAAATAGCAAGTTACTCAACATCATCAGCTCACAGAACAGGATCAGGACATTATCCAGGGACAGGAAGAAATTTTCAATTAAATGGTGGAAATTATATAGGAGCTTCAGCAGGAACAAATACAATAGCAGGTATTGGGGGGGTTGCAACAGGACATGGTCATATTTTAACAGCTGAACCAGCAATGGGTCCCCACCCACAAGATTTAAATAATATTAATGAAGGAGTTCAATTTAGAAAATCCCCAGTTGACGCTAATGATGGTGGTTATTATTATTTAGCCAGTGATACAGGAGCAGGAGAAGGAAGTTTCCTTTATGGTACTTTTAAACGAGCAGGAGCAGATCTTGGAAGAGAAGAGAAAAATTTCCCTAGATATCAAGAAATGGTAGCAGCAGGTAATTGGAAAACAGGTCCAGGAACAAGTGAATTCTTTGGATTAGATCCTTTACCTGGAGGTATGAGATATTATGAATTTAAGTTTTATCCAACATATAAACCTGTAGCAGGAATGTCGGCAGATGGTACTAATAACAACTATGCAGGAAGAATGATAGCAGGAACTTTCGAAATAAACGATAAAAATCCTTCAGCAGATTGGTGGTTTAGTAAGGGAGGAGAAAAAGAAATAAAATGGGTGTCTGAAAGTTTAGCAGGAGATGTAACATCAAGTATGAAAATGTTTATGGATCAATGTCATAAACAAGATGATTTATATATTGTAACATTTAATGAAGCTAAATTTATTGATAAATCATTTAATCAGAGTTTTGGAAGAGAAGATCATCCTTATAAAATGAGATCTTTAGGAAATGTACCAGGATATCCTGGAACTCCGTCTTTAGGATACGCTGATGCTACTAATGGAGATGATGCCTCTATTAACCAATATTCAGGTGAAGGAGATAATACAAAACCTTACAGTTATTATATAAATTACGTTAGACCTTTAAATACTTTTGGAAGTATGTTATATAGTAACAGACCAGAAGCAGTTGGTGTAAAAAATGCACATAATTTATTAGCAGGTTTAGGAGATGCAGCCGAAATAGGTATGGGTTGGTATGATTATTCTCAACGAGCTCAGGCATGGTCAGCTGAATCAGGTTCTCAGGTAAATCCGGATACAGGCGAAGTTTGGACTACAAGTGATAGAGATTATAAAGGAATATATTCAGGATATGGACCTATAGGGGGTATACATGCAGGGGGTATAAATGCACCTAGATTTTTAAATGGAATTCCTTTTGTACAAGCAGGAGACGCAGATGGTAGAGCATATGCAAATGACGGAAATGGGACACAAAATGATTATCCTGTTAATCAAGGGGGAACAGGAGGTACAAATGGAACCCATTATTATGATTCTGTAAGTGTGTGGACAGGTTACATGTATGGAAATAATTGGGGACAATTTTGGACAGGTGCTAAATACATTAATCATAGAGAAAGAAAATCATGGCCTGGTTTAAATAAATGGACAATTTCAAAATTAGAAGAAAAACCTAACTTTTTATTAACTGATATAAATAAAGAAGAAGAATTACCACAAGGCGTAGGCCAAAAAGGATTTATACTTATACCTGACACTTTAAACCCTAGAATTAAGGCTAACTTAGATTTTTATTTAAGTAAAGCAGGTTTAATTGATAAAACAAGAGCACCAAAATACAAAGATAAATCAATAAAAAGAAATACTTATTTACCTCCTAAAGTAAAATTAGGAAAAAGAAAAAGAAAAGGATTCTTTTGGAAATTAAGAAAAAGAATAAAAGGTAAAGATTATTAAGAAACAAAAAAACATTATATTTATAATAAACAACAAAAACAATGGGATATTTAGATAACACACAAGTTATAGTAGACGCAGTTTTAACTAAAAGAGGACGAGAATTATTAGCTAGAAATGATGGTTCTTTTAGAGTAACACAATTTGCATTAGCAGATGATGAAATAGATTATTCATTATATAACGAATTCCACCCTAATGGATCACAATTTGCAGGTGAAGCAATAGAAAATGGAACTTTATTAGAAGCTTTTCCAGATGAAAATAATATTATGATCCATAAATTGGTTACATTACCAAGGGGTACTACAAAATTACCTATTGTAACAGCTAATATAAGTAAAGTACAACTATCTCTTGGATCTACTACAAATGTAAACCCAACAACACTTAACTTTGGTGGTCAAGCGAATCTTAAAGAACCATCAGGATATATGGCTACAATTGCAGACAGAAGATTATTACAAGCATTTGTAGGAGTAGGACAAAAAGGTAGAGTATCTGCTCGTAGACCATTTAGTGATTCTGCTTTAAGTGAAACAATTAAAGGTACTTCATTTAGCTTAACTGCCATTAATAGTACATCTTTATTTGGATCTAATACTAAATTAACAACTACTATTACAATAGAAGGTATTGATTCAGGAGCTAGAACAACAATTCCAGTTGAAATATCAAAAGAAGTAATAGCAACAAGAGGAACTAAAGGAGAAACAGGAATATTCCTAAAATAAAATAATAAAGAATGTCAACAACAATAAGATATAACTCAGAAGATATAGTACTTGATACTAAAAGAATATCAACATCAACATGGGCTGACAATACAAACAATTTAGGAGTTGCCCATACTTCTTCTATGCAGGCAGATCAAACATTACCTTCATCTCAAGGTAATTTCTTTGTAGATGTTTATAATATGCATACAGGTTCTATTTCAGCTTCAAAAGAATACTCAATAGCATATGGTCATAGAGATGGTTCAGGATCTTTAGATTTTACAAATGATGAAGGATCTTATGGTTATAGTGCCACTAAATGGAATTATAGTCATTATAGACAATTAGTTTTTGGTGATGAATTACAAGAATTTAACTTTAATGGTTTTACACCAAAAGATATTTGGGTAATAAACATTGAAAGAAAAAATTATAAACAAAATTTAAAACCGGGAACACTTAATATGTTCTTAGGAGAATCAGACACAGGAGCAATTATTCAGTTAACTGATAATAGTGTTACTACTACAGGATCCGCTACATTAACTATGGTTGGAAGACAGTATGATTTAGTTTCAGGTTCAAGTGGTCAAGCAATATCTCCACAAAAAAGTAATTTATCAGCAACTATTGGGGATGCTCAACATGGACATTATGGTTATTTTTACCCAGATGCTGGTTTTATTGTTTTAAACCCAGCGGCTTTAGCAGAAACTTTAGGGGGAAGTGGAAATGCAGGTTCAATTACTAATTTAACTTCTAATGCAACACCTAACGCTCCTGGATTTAATATACATAAATTATTAAGTTCTCTTCAGTATGGATCTAATTTTATTTTAGACAGTGAAGAAAAAGTAACATCTCAATATTATTTTACAAGAGTAAAAAATAGTGAATTTAATTATACTACAAATCCTTCTTTTATAGATACCCGAGGAAATTTAAGATTTCAATCAATGACTGACCAACCAACAGTATATATTACAACAGTAGGTTTATATAGTGATGGTGGTGAATTATTAGCTGTAGCAAAATTAAGTAAACCCTTAGCAAAAGATTTTACAAAAGAAAGCTTAATAAAAGTCAAAATTGACTATTAAAAATGATATCCGATGTTTGTATACAAGAAATTAAAGGCATCAGATATAGCAGTTGTACCCTTTAATGCACATAAACAATATTCCTATACATTAAAAGGTAAATCTGATTCCATAAGACATGTTTATTTTGTCACAGCTTCATGGAGTCAAAGTGCTATTGAAGAATTTGGAGCTGCGGCTTGTGCTCATAGACAATTAGAGCATTTATATTATGGAGATTATCCTTTAGATATAGCTAATAAGTTTGGTAATATTAATTATCTTAAAACTCACAGACAATTAGACGAAGAAGCTTACATTTACTCCATACCTCAAAATGCATTTGGGGTTCAAATTAAACCAAAATCACTACAATTAGAAACAATAGCTAAAGTAAAAGATTTTAGAGCAACAGCTAGTTTAGGAAATAAAGTACAATTAACAGGTAGATTTATTGATGATGGTTTAGGTAATATAATTCACATAGAAACAAATTTAGGATCAGGATCACAAGCATATACAACACAATCTTTTCCTAATGCTCAAACTTATAATTATCCTGAACATTTTAAAGATGATAGAGTTTTTTATCTTAATCCTATAAATTCTTACAGATATACAGACTTAACTAAAACAAAACACGGTAAACATATACCAGATTATACCACTCATTCAATACATTATGACCCTAAAGGCTTAGGATTATTTTCTACTTTACCTGAAATTGACAGTACAGGTTGTAAAGTACCAGCATATAGTATGGAAGATGTATATGAAGATAGTTACTATCATGGTTTAATAGATTACAACAATATTAGATTTACTAAATATCCTTATTTTCCTAATTATAGACTTCTACCTCCTTCTCATTCAATTAGTGAAACTATATTAGGAAATCAAACAGAATATACACACCATACCTTTATGGACTTCCATAATCAAACCCCTCATTCTTTAAATGTATTAAAAAGAAATGATCCAGGTATAGTAGCAGGACATGGAAAAAAAGGAGGAAGTTACATAAAAGCAGGACACAGTGAAAAATTTGATTTTGATCCTGAAGATGATTTTACTATTACTTTTAATTTAAAACCTGCTCCTTTTAAATGTGATGGAAATGTTCCTAATTCTGAATTCCATATAATAGGAAAAAGTAAGACAAAAACAGTAAATGCATCAGAATTATCTGAAAAAGCAGCCGCATCATTAAATTTACACATATCAGGAGCAAATCAAGAAGTAGACATAGAATCAGAAGCAAGATATCCTTTTGAAATATTTTTATCAGGGTCTAATGAAGGATGTACTACCCAACAAGTAGCAACTTCTCCCATTACAACATCAAGTATATCTTGTACTGGAGGAATAGCAGTAGCTATTGCTTCCCCTCCTAGTCCGTGGTTACCAGGATATGGAAATCAATTTAATAGAGAAACACAAGCACCTTCTGGGTGGGTTTGGAATGATACTTTAGGTCAGTATACTAATAGTACTCCAGGATCAATTGCATTACAATCAATATCAAACCAAGATCTATTTGATTATTTTACCTCAGGTACTCCTACAACACCATCATTATCTACTTTAGGAATATCAGGAAATATATTCACTGACAATAGTGGAGTCTTAAATGGACCTGTTTCTACTTTATATCCTACTAATATAGGAACATCACCAACTACAGGAGATGTTTTATTAGGATTTTTAGACAATTCTAGTCATCCTAGTGTTCCATCAACATCAACAATCCCTGGATGGACTTCAGATCCAGTTAAAAACTATCATCAAGTAACATATTTAACAGCACAACAATTTATAGATAGTATATCTAATAACTGTACAAGTGTATCAAGTATAATAGCATCTGGTCAAACAACAACAATAACACAAAATAATTCATCTTATAATTCTTTATGTTTTAGAAGAAGTAATGGATTAGACCCTTTCACGGTATCTACAGGACCTATTATAGCAGGTACAGGTTCAATTTATAATGTAGTTTGTCAGTATTCACAATCAGTAATGAGTATTTATGTGGATGGTGCTTTACAAGTATCAGAATTAGAATCAACATCATCAGGATCCCTATGTGGTAAAGAAATAGGACCCACACAAAATAAATCAAATGTGTATATTGGTTGTCAAGGAGGAATACAAAATTTCTACACAGGATCTTTACAAAATATTGCAATTTATCCTAGAGCATTAAAAAATAACGAAATAGAAGAAAATTATTACGAATCAAAATATATAGGATCCCCTATAGTAGGTAATATATTTTATAGTATGGGATTAATTACTATTACAAATCCTTATTACTTTCATCATTTTAAACATCAAAATATAACATCTTCTATTAATTTTAAAAACACATTACCTTTAGTAGAAAATGAATATCAATGTACAATAGATGAACAAGAACATAATTTTACAAATAACGTTTCAACTAGATGTATACCAAAAGAAGACCATGAACATTTAGCAGATTTTGCAACAGGTTCACTTTGGAATCCTTATGTTACAACAGTTGGTTTATATGATGATAATCATGAATTATTAGTAATTGGTAAATTAGGTCAACCTGTAAAAATGTCAGATGAAACTGACACTACTTTCATACTTCGCTGGGATACCTAAAATAACTTTCGTACATTGTACATATGCAATGGTACTATCAAGAAAAACACATACAAGAAATTAATGACCTTCCAGAAGGTGCATTTGGTTTTATTTATCAAACAACTCACATTCCAACAGGAAAAAGATACATTGGTAAAAAATCTTTAATTTATAATTTAAAGAAAAAATTAGGTAAAAAAGAAAAAGCCCTATGGGAAGGTAAAGGTCGTCCACCAACATTCAAAAGAGTGTTAAAAGAAAGCGATTGGAAAACTTACTATGGTTCTCATGCATTTATTAAAGATGCAAATGATGATGATTTAGAAAGAAAAATTTTACAAATAGCTTACAACAAAAAAGAACTTACATACTTAGAATGTAAATATCAATTTGTGTTAGAGGTGTTAGAAGACAAGTTATACCTTAATGATAACATATTAGGTAAATTTTACGACAGAGATTTTAAATGAAAGAAGATTTATTAAAACGATTATTAGAATCAATTTTAGGTGGAAGTAAATCTGCTCGTGGAGGAGATGAAGCTGTCTTTACATGCCCTTCTTGTAACCACCATAAGAAAAAATTAACGTTTAATTTATCATCTCAAAAATTTCAATGTTGGGTTTGTGGTTATAAAGGTCATAGAGCTTTTCAATTACTTAAAAAAGCTAACTCTCCAGGTGCTGCATTTAGTGCCTTAAAAGAAATTGACAAACAATATAATTTTAAGTCAAAGGTCAAACAAAAAGTAGATGCTAACACTTTACAGTTTCCTCAAGGAGTAACACCTATAATGTCATCATCAGCAATTTTATCAAGACATGCCTTACATTATTTAAACCAAAGAGGAATTACTCAACAAGATGTAGTAAAATATGATTTACATTATTGTGAAGAAGGTCCTTTAAGAAATATGGTTGT